GTGCTGACGCCTTTCGCAGGAGCAGCTTTAGTGGGGCTAGCAGCCCGCTTTTTGTCACGCAGTGCCGAGTCATCGGGCTTGTCCTTCGGTGTCACCACAACTTCTTGCGCCGGAGTAGCTGCCACTGGCTTAGGAGCCAGGTGAGCGAAGCGTCCAGCAGCGGAAAGGGCGTCACCTACTTGGCGATAGGCTTCAATGTCCGACATTCCAGCTAAGCGGCCAAACGTGCGTTCGCGTTCAATCTCGTCGCTGATCAGTTGGTAATGACCACTGGCCATGTGCCCATTAATGACCTTCAGCAATTGGGGATTGTCGGCAATCACCTGTTTACTGGGAGCATCCCACTTGTTGCTCACGACTTCGATCAACTTGCCGTAGGTTGGTGTTCCTTGAACTTCGTCAAGCACCGCATCTAGGGCGAGTTCCCGGTCGTCAACAGTGTAAGTATTGGGTTTGTACTCACCTACCTTCTCTACATCTACATCGAGCGGGTCAATCCCGCTGTCTTTCAGCAGCTTGCTGATGGCCTGGGGACTTTTCTTGTCCAGGTCGATCAGGAAGCTCAGCTTTTCTTCACTGAGCAGCCCATTGTTCTCTAGAAGTTTCATCAACTTCAAGTTGGGCTTCAGTGCCGCCATCTTCTTGGTGTAGTTGGCGCCCATCTGCATCAGCGAGATGGCTTCATCCACATCCTTGACCTGGATGTCCTTGCCGTTCGCCTTGAAGGGGGCGAAGAGCTTGGCCAACTGGTCTTCAGGCTTGGCTTGCACTGGTTCGTCAGCCTTGGCGGCTGGTTCAGCTTTTTCTTTCGGGTCTTTGGTGGCGTCCGCCGCCTTGTCTGCCGCTACGGCATCCGCAGCCTTGCCTTCGGCTGGCGCCTCGGCGGCTGCTTCGCCTTTAGCGGCGACTGCGGCAGCGTCATCGGCTGCATCGTCGACGTCATCTGTCTTGGCAGTGGCGTCAGCGGCAGCTGCGGCGGTGTCATCGACCTTGGCCGCTGGAGTGATGTCCTTGGCTTTGGCAACGACGTCGTCAAACGACATCTTGCTCAGCTCTTCATCGGACAGGTCCAGCAGAGCGTCGTTGAACTGACCTTCATCAGGCAGATCAGTCAGCTCTTCGTTGTTGTCATCGTGCTCGAGGGCTTCGCTCATTCGTCATCGCCCCCATTCAGCAGGTGCTGGATCGTTTCCTCGTCGGTCTCGATCGCTTTGAGCGCCTGGCGTGCGTTGAATTCGATAGTGCGGAAGTACGACTCCAGGCAACCGATGCCGTCGATGTCTCGAAGGATGTCGGCCTGGTCTTTAGGGGACTGAAGTGCGACGTTCGCCTTGGCGTGAACCAGTCGAACTGCTTCATCACGCAGGTAACCCGTGCCGATGATCAGTTTGAAGTCTGGACTGGATTGAAGACGGGCTAGTGCCTGGGCCAAGGCAACAAAGCCCCGGCTGTCTTCGATATTACGCTGGAGTTGGTCGATCTGGGCTTGGCTCATTGGCTCTCTACCATTGCTAAGTGGAACACTAGTTGGTTGTAGGGCGAGAACATAATACAAAATCTCCCTGTTAGCACCTTTTTCTGCACTAACAGGGAGTTAAGCATCACTTCTTGGTGGCTGGAGGGGTGAAGTGAGCCTTAGCAGCTTGTTCAACCACCTTCATCCGCGCTTGAGCATCGGCTTGTGCACCTTGCTTCTGCAACTCGCGCTCTTGATGCACGCCCGACTCCTGTTCAACGTAGTCCAGGTTGGTGCGATCGGTCTCAGCGTTGAGGTTCTCCGCCTTGGCACCCTCGGTAACCGTCTTGGCCTGATCCAGTACCGCACCAGTCTGACCTTTCATGGCTTCAGCACGTAGCTTAGCGATCTCAGCTTCGAGCTTGGCGATCTCCAGTTCCTTGAGTTTCTCTTGAACGGGATCTGGCGCCGGCTTGAAGTTCTTCAGCTGGTGCGCCAGGTCCGGCATCTTCCGCAGACGTGCAATGTCCGCCAGGATCATCATCACGATGCCTTGATCAACCGAGTTACCCAGGGTCTGGAGCATGAATGCCAGCTGTTCAGCCTTGTTGTTGTCTTCTTCAGCGGTGCTGATCGACAGCTTGAGGTCAAACGAACCGGCCAGGTCGTCTTTGCGAACCGGGACGAACTCTTCGTTGGTGACACGCACGATCTCGACGTCGTCGAGGAACACGGCGTTCATCGAGAGGAACTTGCGCATCACCGCGATGATGCCGGCCGACAAACGACGGAGGATGCCCAGCTCACGCTTGGACGCAGCGTCAAGTGCACCGCGTACACCAGCGGCCACGTCGCCCAGACCTTGGCCCGAGATACCCTGGCTGAAGGCTTTGACCCCGGTGAGTGATTCCGCCTCGAAGTTCTGCAACTGCAACATGAACTGCGCGCTGGCCGGGATCTCCGGGAACACATGGTGGTAGACGCCCTGACGCGGGTCGACGGTGGGGTTGAACTCGTAGTCCTGGCCGTTCTCGAACTTGCGGCGGTTGCTCAGGTCGAGCATGTCCTTGCGGAAACCGGTCTGACCGTTGGCCGACTTGGCCATCAGGTCGATCATGCCGCGAGTCACCGCGCCGCTGATCTTCTGGTTGTCCTCGAGCAGCGCGCCATCCGGCTCGCCGTAGGAGGACTTGCGTACCGGCAGGTACTGGACAATGACAAACGGGACTTTCTGGTCCGGGAAGGGGTTGAGCTCCATCCGGATGACGGTGTCGCCTACCCAAGTCGCCACAAAAGGCTGAACAAGACCACTGCCATCAAGATCACGAAATCCCCAGTATTCATAAACGACAAACTTTTTACGGGCTTCGTCAGAAAAATTGAAGTTTTGTGTATCCGCGCTCGTTGCGACATGGTCGGGTGTCCCCAAGATGGAGTTGGCTTCCGGGTTGATATTGTCCAGGTTCTTGTACCGGGCATCTTTCTTCAACTCGGACAGCGAGGACTCGAAGCTGTAGATCACGAACCGCGCTTTGTCGATGTCACCCATGCAGGTCGGGTCGATCAGCACGTTGCGGTAGTCGCAGACTTCGAGAGTGGGTTGGTTGCGCACGGTCTTCATCTGCTTGACCGTCTTCTTTCCGACAATCTCCGGGCGAATTGGTTGCCCTTGCTCGATCGTCAGGTCGTGAGCTTGTTGCATCTCCGGCGCCACCTGGTCGGCATAACCCTGAGGGTCTTGCGCCTTCAGTTGAGCCAGGTGTTGGTGCATGGGAGCCAGGGTTGGGTCGATGAAGAACTTCACGTCCGGCACTTCGACGTCGACTTCCTTCTCTTCAAAGTCCCAGCCGGTGCGGAGAATTGCCGTGCCCTCGTCTACGACGGTGCGCACGTATTCGTCGATGAATGCCACCTTGTTCAAGCGGTTGTTGAACTGGTGATTGAGGACCAGCTGGTTCTGGATCGCCGCGTCCTTATCTTCCCAGGTGACTGGGCTGACGTTGACCATGTCATCGGTGGACAGGAACGGCTCAGACAGCGCGGCATAGCGCCACTCCGCCTGCTTGCGGATCAGCTTCGGCACCACCTTGGAATTGTTCTTGCCTGGATTGACCTTGGCCTTGCCCCGAACGTGTAAGTTGTCCAGCCAGACGTTGATACGTGTCATCTGGATGTCGTGTGAACCACGAGCATCCTGATAATCTTGCTTGAGTTCCGCTACTGTGGGTTCTTTAACCCAGTCAGTCAGCTTCTTGGTCGTTAGATCTCGCTCCAACTGTGCTTCACCCATGATGTACTAATCCAATGGCCCGGTAATGGGCGACATAGTAATCAATAAACCACAGGACCACACCTTAATGAAAATTTGCCCGCATCACCCAGCGTTCCAGACCCCTACTCGCGGCACTGAAGGGGCTGGTGGCTTCGACATCTACATGCCAACCGCTGGTCGCGTCGAAGAAGGTCGACATACCGTCGTTGACCTGGGCTTCAGTGCTGAAGTACCCAAGGGCTACGTCGCTCTACTGCTGCCAAGATCAGGTTCAGGGGGTAACTTCGGGCTTGAGTTGCGTAATACCGTCGGTGTGATCGACTCAGACTACCGCGGCCCGTGGATTGCCAAACTCCAGACCAAAGATGTACTGGATTTTGGCTGGGCTGCTGGTGATAGAGTCATTCAGTTTGTGCTGGTGCCGGTTCACACCCCGGAATTGCTGATTGTTGACCAGCTCGACGCCACTCAACGCGGCGCCGGCGGGTTTGGTTCGACCAACCGCTAAGGTTTAGGCCCAACCGTTGCGCTCGAAGCGGCCTTCGCCGGACTCAGCGTTCAAGTCCAGGCCCTTGTTGGCCAAGACTGCGCAGGCTGCTTCGAATTTCCCCCAGTAGTTGTTGCCGTCGTGGAATTCCTGGTTCAAACCAATGGGATTGAACACTCGACTGGCGATATACAGCAGCAAAGCGTTCTCGTATTGCGGTGGCAGGTCGATGTCCACCTCAGTCGGGTCGAAACTGTTGTCCTCTTTGACGATTCGCGGGTGATTACCGCGGTAGACCACGGTCAGATGGCTGCTCACCAGCGCCGGTGGCACGATCAAGGTGTTGATCGTCGGCGTGCGGATCACTTTCGACAGCGGATCGTAGCGTTTGCCGCCGGCATTCAGCTCCAGTTCCTCGCCCTGGTCGTCGAACACCCGTTCGATCTTCAGCACCGTGTCCTGAAACGGCAGCGTGGTGCTGTCCAGGATGTATTTCACGGGTTCACGGCTCTCACGGTTGCCTTTGGCATAGCGTTTGCTAAGCACATAGGTCTCCAAGCCGGGGACCATCTCCACTTTCAGCGTGCCTTCCTTCAACTGGAAGCGCGTGTGCAGCTCGGTCAGGCCAGAATTGACGTGGCCCAGCATCTGCAACTGGTTTTCCTTGGTGATGCCGCTCGCCGCGGCGCCTCCCAGCTTGATTTGGCTCAGCTCACCGAAGGTCAGCTGGTTAAACAGGTCGCTCAGTAGCATGGGTCAGTCCTCAAACGATATAAGATTGTAAACGGTCGGTGCTGTCATCGCCGTCATCCAGGTCCCACATGCCATCACCGTCTTCGGACGGCGTCAAATTGCCTTCTTCCGAGGGTTTCCACGGGTTCATGCTGGCCAGCATCGAGATCGAGTCGATGAAGTCGTCGTGTTTCGAGCGGAATCCGCCCACCGCGGCCAAGCTCAGCTCGTTCATGGCTTCGACCAGCTCCGGCGTGTTCTTCTTCTCGATCGGAAAGAAGATCTTCCTGGCTTTGAACAGCGGCACCACGGTGTTGAAGCGCACCATCTTGTTGGTGTTGGGGCGAATCCCCGGCTTCATGTCATTGTTTTCGCTGGTCAGCGGGAAGTAGATGTTGCGATTGAGCATCTCCCCCTGAATCCACTGGATGAAACCGGCCTGCTGGCCGCTGACTTCGATGCCGGCCCCCTGTACCCGGTAGTGCTGAGCAAACCTGAACAGCGCATCAATGGACTTATCCATCAGCTGGCGCTTGCACACCCCGTCCACCCACAGCCAGTCGCCCACGTTGTTGTAGGCCCAGACGTTCACGACTGAAAAGTCGGCCTTCTGCTTCTCGCTGACCGCCAAGTCGGTGGTGATGTAGAAGTTGAAGCGGCTCTTGTTGCGCAGCACGGCGTCGATCTTGTACCAGCCGATGTCGTGGTCCTGGATCATCCGGTCTTCGTCGGACATGATCCGCAGCATCAGCTCCTGGTTGAAGGTCTCGACCTTGCCCAGCTTGACCGCGGTGTCGTACTGCTCCTTGACGTAGTCGTAGGTGAAGCGATCGGGCCAGCTGCCACGGAACTCTTCGCGGGTGCAGGGGAAGGTCTCGCACACCGGGAACACGTTGACCGCCCAGGCGTCGGACTCGACCGCCTTGTACAGCGGGTCCTTGGCGTTAAACGGCGTGCCGGACCAGATGATCATGTTCTTCTTCGGGTGCAAGGCGTAGTTCACCGCCTTGTACACGGTGTCCTCCACCGCACTGATCACCGTGGCCGAGCGCGCATCTTCGTCGCTGATCAAGTCGTCGAGCACCGCCAGCTGTGGCCGCGTGCCCAGTTCCTTGGCACCCCGCACCCCGGTCTTGGCGCCGTAGCCCTTGACGATGAACACATGCCCGTCGCTGTTCTTGAACTCCCAGCGGATGTCGGTGAAGCGCGCCTCAGGCAGGTACTGCTTCAAGAAGTCGGAGTTATCGCGGCGATACTCCAGGTTCTTGCGCATGTTCTTCACGCCGTTCTCGATACTGTCCGAGACGTACAGCGCCAGCGACACATCGCCGAAACCAGGAAGCTCACCGTAGACCGCGATGTACAGGAACAGGTACTCGCCCATCACCGTGGTCTTGGCGATGCCCCGGTGGCACAGGTTGATGATCCGCTTGCCGCCGTCCGTAATGGTGTCGAGCATCTTGTAGTGCACGACCGGGGTCAGGTTCTCTTCCCCGTCGCTGCCGTTCACCAGTTTGATGAAGTTGACGAAGTCCAGGGCGAAGTCGGAGGGGATGTAGCTCGGGTCCACCTCGTAGCTGGTGGCGTTGAGGAAGTCCTCGACCTTCCACGGGGCCAGCGCCTCACCCACCGGATCGGGTGCCGTACCCATCGGCATGAGGGCGGCGGCTACCCCAAGAGCAGCCCCCGCGACGGCCGAAGCCAGTTTGTTAATCGGTGGCATCAGCGTTTCTCCCCCAGGCCCCAGAACTTTTTGTACCCGCCTTCCGCGTAACTGCTGGCGTCCTCCGGCCGGTCAAAGGCCCGGAACTCCTTGTTGCGCACCGCGTGCTGAAAGGCTTCCTGGTCATTCAACTGCTTGAGCTGATTCCCCTCCTGGACAATGGTCGGGTACGCCAGGTACTTGCCATCGGCCTCACCCCAGGCCATGCGATGGGTGCTGTAGCTGCCGTCGCCGTTGTCGATGCGTGGATAGCTGTTGGGTTTCAACACCCGCTGCTCGAAGTTCAGCGCGGTGTTCGGGTCAATGGTCGGGCTGACGATCTTGGCACCGAAGCTGCGCAGTGCGTTGTCCTGTTCACTGCCCCACTGGGCCATGGCCGAGATGTTCTCGGTGCGGATCGGATGCCGCAATGCCTGGGCAAACTGCGCCCATTGCTGGTCGTTCTCGGGTAATCCACTCATTGCACACGCTCCGCGGTCCCTTCAATGATCTTGCTGTGGGCCACGCCTTGGGCATCGACCATCCCCGCCTGCATGGCCAAGCGCTGCTGACCGGCCAGCTCCAAGGTGGCCTGGCGCAGCGCGGCAATCGAACCATCCTCCTTCACCCCGATGTCCAATTGGACCTTGGTCACCTCCGGCACCTTCAAGTGCGTCAACAGGGCATTCGCCGAGTCACTGCGAACCTTCTCGCTGGTGGCCGAAACCATGAGCTCTGCCAACACGTTCACCGCCTTCTGGTGGATGTCCGCGTTCAGCACGTAGGTGGGGATGAGCGTCTGCTCGAAGATCAGGTTGACCAGCTTGCCCTTGTTGTACGCGGTGACGTAGGACGCGATGTCCTTGCTCGACACCCCGTTATTCGCCCAGCCCGTCACCTTCCCGGGGAACGTCTTGCTGTAGGCCTCGATGTTCGAGCAACCCATCAGCTTATGACTCACGTACTTCACCGCATCGATGTACTGACTGACCTTGAACCGGCCATCCTGCATCACCTTGGCGTAGCTGATCATGTTGTCCCGGTACTGCTCATACATGTCCGGGTCACTCAAGGTCTGATTGATCTGGTCAACCAGCTCCTGGTTGATGCTCTTCTTCACCTTGTCCGGTAAAGCAGCCTTGAACTCTTCAATAGTCAGGTCATGGGACACAGTGTCGTCCTCAGTTAGGGTATAGGCCTCGTATAGTACAGGCCAACCTGACTGAGCAGCAAAGAAGGTGTGGTGAGTAGGGAAAAGGGTAGGGCAAAAACTTTTTAGAATTTTTTTAAAATGGGTACGAACGCAGGACTTTAGGTCTGGCCGACTCATCACCGACCTACCCCCCCCATGTGTTCTACAGGACGCTTCGCTCGAGTGCTGGATCTATCCACTCACTCGGAGTACATGCTCATGTTCTTGCTCACATCCTTGATCAACATCGCTGTCTGCATTGCTGTGTCCATCTACTCCATCATGGGCTACAAGTACGTGGTTGAGGGCCATGGTCTACACCCACTGCTGTGCATTGCTGCCTGTCTAGCTGCCTGCATTGTAGGTCACTACGTCACTACTCTCCTGAGTGTGCGTGCTACCTACGCCTACCGTGCTAAGCACTACCCATAAGGGTGGTGCTACACCTTCTACGCTTCGCTTGAGCACTGGCAATCTTGCCTCTATCCCTAGCTAGGATCTAACACCATGTTCACTACCCTGTTCACCTCGATGTCTCAGTTCTTCACCATGTTCACTACGCTGTTCAGCGCCGGTGACAAAGCCTGTAAAGCCCTCGAGCATCTGGCTACTTGGTCCGAAGAGACCGCTAATCAGTTCAACGAGACCGCTCGTATCGAACGCAGCAACGAACTGCACAAGCTCCGTCACCAAGCCGCTCTCGAGCAGCATGCACGCGAAGCAGAAGCCGCTACATCCATGCCTACTTCGGCACCAGCCAAGCCCAACGGCAAAGCAGCACCTGCACCCGCAGTTCAGTAACACTCAGCCTCTCCTTAGGGAGGGGCTACCCCTTTAAAGCACACACTCAAGAGCACACAACCACAGCACACAGGGAGATAGACAGAGTTAAGAGAGACTGAGGGTCCGCGTAGCGGCACCACTCACGTCCTCTGGACCTGTTCTATCACCCTGAGCCTGTGTTCTATGACCCTGAAGCGCTTCGCTATAGGACTGGAGTGGAGCTGAGTGGGCTAACGCCGGAAGTACTTGTGCTTTTGGGTGTCTATCCTGCTCATCTCCCGAACCGATACACAGCCGATACCCTCATTCATCCAATCACTGGAGACCGTCCCATGGACATCCTCGACAAGCTCTTTGAGCCGCAATACTTCTACGTTGTGCGTGATGCCATGGGTAAGCATGTCGACATGGGTTATGTGGCTGTATCGCGAGTACAGGAGCGTGCAGGCAAGGCTCAACGAGCTGGTTGCTCGATCATGCTCATGATCCCGAACAACACCTGTCATTAATTCCAATGAGGTCCGATGTAAATGATTAGCATTCATACACAACTGATGCGTCTGCCCATTGCCCTTCAGGGCATGCACCTGACGTACCGGCACTGGATACAGTGGCGTAACTCGCCTTGGGCGGGACAGCGACAACTCGCACTCAAGGCCAAGACCTTTGGCCTGATCACCTACGACCGCATCATGACCATGGGCATGACAGGAGAACGCGCATGACTCAATACATTAAGTGCACTGCGATCCCAGCCTCATTGCTGGAGCAGGAAGAGATCATCAAGCGCGCCATTCGTGTGCTGCGCAGTGAGTGCGGTGAGTCCCAGGCCATCGTCAACAACGTGGACACCATGTTCGCTGAGTTGCACGAGGCACTGGATGGTCTGGTGACCTTGCCTGAAGACTTGATGGGCCTGCCGCAGGACATGGATCGCATCGTGAGTATTCAGGTGCAAACCACCAGACTCACTGGCGCTGGGGTGGAGATGGTCCCGTTCAAGGACCAGCACATCAAACCCACGCACTGGTCGATCTACAAACGCGATGCCGCAGGCATGGCCCATTGGATCGAGGACATCGAACTGAAAGGTGCACAGGCTGACGTGGTCTGGGGACAGGTCATGGTCAAGGCGACCAAGTATTCGCAGGTGTACAGCGCCTTCATCGAACAGGTGAAGTGACGCTGGTCGGATCAAAAGCACGCTTCGCTTGAGAAGCGGAAAAGCTCGGGCAATCATGCCCATTCATTGAGCCCCTTCAGTGGGGTAGGAGATTCATCATGGCATTTGAAAAAGACACCAACACCCGTGGCAACAACTCCGGTCGTGGCGACAACGACAACTGGAAGTCTGATGCCTTCATCAACCTGTACATCCCCACCAACGGTGGCAAGCGTCGCAAGGTCGGTTCCATTCCGCTGAAGAACAGCAAGCCGTTCGAGGCCGACCTGATCAGCAAGCTCAGTACTGATCCGGACGCGATCAATCGCCTGCTGGCGATGTGTGAGCTGGAGTTCAATCTGGCTGAGCCGGACAACGAGAGCGGTTTCGCCGCGATCTAACAACACTGGCTGGTGCTGCCCTTCGGGCAGTGCTGGCCGTTGTTTTGTCCTCAGGAGAGTCAGCCATGCCTCTAGGTAAACCCTTCCAATCCCTGTTCCCGCACGGCAGCGTGATCACCACCGATTTCTCCAAACTGGAGAACCGGGTGATGGCCAACGCCTTGAAACACCGGGGCATGGGTAAATCCTTCAAGGATGCCGTGTACTTCGGTAATTCAATACACAGCCAGCTCTGGGACGATTGGTACAGCAAAGGAATCGATGTCATGCCTCGCCGCCTCTACAGCTTCCACCCAGCACGTAACAATCAGGTCACCACCACCAATGTGAAAACACTGGCGGATCTGCAAGAAGCACTGGACCTCAATCCAGACTTCATCCACATCAGTTGTGTGCAAGACGGTAAACACTGGCTGATCCACAAGGGACCGGTGTCGGCCAAGAGCAGCACTGAACATGGGCGCTGGAAGCCGATCAGTGTGCCCAGGCTACCCAAGCCGATTCGCATGCTGCTGGTCATTGACCCGCTAATGGGGTGAGCCATGGCCTACACCCTGTTCCATTGGCATCCGCAACGCGGTGTGCACCATTTCACATGGGACAGTGTTGACCAAGTCAGCACGCACATCGCTTCAATCATTCAGCGTGAGGCCGGTTGGGCACTGCCACCGCTGACGTTCTACGTCTTCGACGATAGCTTCGACACATGGTGGTACTACTGCCAACAGCCCAAGCCAGACCCGAAGACAGCCACCGCCATGCAGATGCGTATGGCTGATCCGTGGCAACGCCGCGCTCTTGAGGGTGTGCCCAAAGAGATCCGTGCTTACAAATTACTGCTGGGATAACAGCCCACGCTCCGCTTGGGGGATGGCGCTGTTCCCTTTCAACCTGCTCTCAAGGAGAGAGTCATGACTGTATTGCGCATGCTTCCGTATGACATGCAATTGGCCAATGAACGACGCTTCAACCGTAAGCACATCGACAAGTACATCCGTCAAACCATCGAGGAAAACCCGAGGACCATGGCCCGTGTGCAAGACGGGATCAAGCGTGTGCACGACTGGATGTCGCAGCCGTTCTACGCCAGCAAGCAGGCGCGCATTGACCAGCTCAAAGGCTTGGACATTGAGGCACTGGTCATGGACCTGTTCGTGGGCATTGCCTACGTGCAGCGCGAAGAGCTGTTCACTTCGGTGAGTGCGCAACTCGCCGGACGCTTGGGCTTCAGTGACAAGGCCGAGTCGATCCAGACCGTGGCCGAGTTGCTCGCCGTGCTGTGCTACACCGATGCCTTTGACATCTGCAAAGCCAGTCGATCAGCCAGTCTGGTGATCGTCAGCCGCATCGAGCTCAGCGAACGGCTGGAAGGCTTCATTGCCGACAGCCAGTACCTGCCACCCATGGTCTGCCCACCGGAAACCCTGACCAACAACCACTCCAGCGGTTACCTCACGCACAACGACAGCTTGATCTTGGGCAAGGGCAACCACCATGACGGTGATCTGTGCCTGGACGTGCTCAACACCCAGAACAGTGTCGCGCTCCAGCTCAGTGTCGAGTTCCTCTGCACCGTGGAGGAACAACCGACCTTTGAGCTGGACTCGGCCGAGAAGGTGGACCAATGGGGTGAGTACAAACGCCAGAGCTACCAGCTCTATCACCTGCTGGTGACCCAAGGGAACAAGTTCTGGCTGACCCATAAGCCGGACAAACGCGGGCGCATCTACGCACAGGGGTATCACATCACCACCCAAGGCAGCAGCTTCAAGAAAGCCAGCATTGAGTTGGCCCACGAAGAAGTGGTCGAGGGAGTACCCGGGCGATGAGCGGCTTCAAGTACTACAACCCGTTCGCCGAGCAGCTGTTCTGGTATGACCCCAAGACCTATGCGCTGAACCATGTGGAATTCAGCACCAGTGCGGACATGTACACCATGATCCAGCACCTGTGTCAGGAGAAGAACAGCACCATCAACTGCTGGAACCTGAGCAACACCGGCTGGTACACCTCGGCCATGGACGGTGGCAGCTCACCGTACAAAACCAACCTGCACAAGGTCATCACCGACAACGTGCCCAAGGATATTCAAGCCATGTGCTTGATCTTGGGCATCAACTGGAGAGGCGGACGATGAGTGACAACGAGGACTACCTGTTCTGGTACAGCTTCGACCGCTTGCAGTATGCGGTGATGAATGTGGATCAGGGATTCCAAGCTGGTCTGGAGGCCTTGGTGCCCGATGGCATCCCTTGCTGGAATCTGGACTTGGCACTGCGCAGCTGGTTCATGCGGCCCGAAGGTGCACCGAAGATCGTGGCCATCAAGGACACGGATTTACCCAATGAAATCAAGCTGTTATGCACTTTACTCAACCTCACTTGGAGAACTGACTGATGGCATGGGCCTATTGCAGCAAATGTGAAACTGCTTTACTCGAGCCGACCGTGGAGCAGGCGCTGAAGAACGATTACAACTGCCCCACCTGTGGCCACAGCAACTTCCCCAACAAGTCGTTGGTGGATGTGGTGATCGAGATGCACGAACGCCTGTGCCTGTTGGAGCAGCGTGAGCTGAGCAATCTGGTACTGGCCGAGAGTGTCGAGCTGAGCCTGCTGCCCAATGAAGCCAGATGGCTGAAGGGGCTGATGCAGAACCCGGTGTACAGCAACGAAGACGCACAGGACGCCGAGTACCGCCAGTCCATCTGGCACAAGCTCGGCGACCTGCGCTGAATCATGCTGGCCAACCTGTTCATCAACGGGGTGTACACCCGTGATGTGGAAGTGGAGTACTCCCAAGACGCATTCCCCTGCACTTGGGGGGACACCGACACCGCTTTCATGTTGCGCAACGGCGACTGGTGGATGGCATCACCGCGCACAGTGGTGATGAACGACCGTAAAGGTCGCCCAGTCGTGTACTGGGACCGTGTTCACCCTGACTTACTACCACCTGAACTGCGTGTTTACGCACTAATCATCAATTGAATCAAGGAGATACACCATGCAGACCTTCACAGGCTGGCAGTACCTGCTCATTGACGCAGCTAACAACTTTGGACTCGACAAAGAGCTGTTTGAGCCACGTATTGAGTGGGCTGAGAAGCATCTGCACGTCCTTGAGGACATTGCTGTGGATGCGGAGAACCACCCACGCTTCATGAAGTCGGTCATGGCCATTCGCAAGGCCCAGCAGGGCATTGCCACCGGTCATCTGGTCGGCTTCGACGCCTGCTGCTCGGGCATCCAGATCATGTCGGCCATCACCGGCTGCGAGGCGGGGGCACGGGCTACTGGCATGATCGACCCCAACCGTCGTGCCGACGCCTACAGCGACTGCACCGCCGAGATGAACACCATCTTGGGCGGTGGCCTCACCGTGCCACGCAAAGACGCCAAGGACGCGCTCATGACCGCCATGTATGGCAGTCGCAAGCAGCCCAAGAGCATCTTTGGCATCGACACCCCTGAGCTCGCTGCGTTCTACCAAGCGGTGCAGATCGTCTGCCCGGGGGCATGGGAGCTGTTGCAGGATCTGCTGGCGAGCTGGCAGCCGTTTGCCTTGAAACACAGCTGGAAGCTGCCGGATGGCTACGATGCAGTGGTCAAGGTGATGAAGAAGATCGAGAACGAGGCGCGCAATCGCATCGAAGTCGACGAGCTGGACGGCGCCACCTTCACCTACATCTGGTACGAGAACGAGGGCAGTGAGAAAGGCCTGAGCAACGTGGCCAACGTCATCCACTCGATCGACGCCTACGTGCTGCGCTGCCTGATTCGCCTGTGCAACTACGACCACAAACTGATCACTTATGTGAATTCCGTGGTGGAAGAAGAACTGCTCAGCCGAACCTTCCAAGGTGCAACACCGGTGGTCGAGCGTGATGAACGGCTGGATTACTACATCAGCCAATACACCCGCAGCCAGATGCCAGACATCACCATCGCCCAGCACCTGACCGAGTTCAACGTCGGCCAGTGCGAGACCAAGCACCTGCAACAGCTGCGCGTGATCATGGAGTCCATGCTGGCCTACAAACCCTTCGAGATCGTCTCGATCCACGATGAGTTCCAGTGCCACGCCAACAACATGAACCACCTGCGTCAGCAGTACATCAACGTGTTCGCCATGCTCGCCGACAGCGAGATTCTGGCTGACATCCTCGGCCAACTGCACGGCTGCACCGGTCGCTACCCCAAGCGCAGTGCCAATCTGGCGCAGAAGATCCGCGGCTCCAACTACATGCTCAGCTGATCACAGGCGCCGTCCCGGCGCTTGGCAGGTCGTGGTGCACCCTTCGGGGTGTGCCACATTTTTTTCAACAGCCAGAGCACAGTAGAAAGAGCCAGGCTGACAGACAGTCAAGAGGACAGACAGTCATGACTGAACGCTACTTCCTGTTCCGCGGTGATGAGGTGGTCTACCGCTGCTCCGAGAACGCCACTGGCTCACTGGGTGCCGGCGAGAGCCATGCCCATGGCCAAGACGGTGACGTGCTGGTCTGTACCCGGGACAACTGGATACGTGCCTGGCACTGGATCAAACCCGGTACGCCCATGGAAATGCCCTGGAAGGACATTCCCCCGGAAAAGCTCGACGCCAACAAGTACCGGTTGCTGCTGATGCTGCAAATTTAGAAGTCTGGAGAAGTTCTCCCAGAGTTCTCAAAACTTCTATACCGATAAGCTAACTTTCCAAAAATCCATTTTTCGGCGATACACCGCCGGTAACCTAACAGGTGATTTTCATGGCCCAGAGTAAGCTAACTGACGACCATAAATTGCACATCGGCGAGTGCTACAGCAGCGGTGCCTGGACCCAGGACCGCCTCGCCGAGCTGTATGACGTCAGCCGCAAGACCATCTACCGCGTGCTCAGTGACCTGGGTCTATTGCAGCCGCGGGAGGATGTGCTTTCGCCGGGCTCCGCCCGGATTGTTGAACTGGTCCGGTCCCTTGGACTGGATGAACACAGCCTGTATCAGGCGCTGAACCAGCCCGTCCTGAGCCGCGACAATATGGTCGCCGTGCTCGCCAAGATGGAGCTGGCCGACATTGAAGTGCTGTTCAACGACGTTGTGCAGCAAAAACACCTCGCCAATCACGGAACTATTCCCAATGAGTCCCAACTCGCCGCTAACCCCGACGCCTGAGCTACCACTGCGCGCCGAAAAGATGCCGCTGTACCCGTCCTATCCCTCGATCAGTGAAGCCATCCTGGCGATCGAGGCACAGGCCCCACTCACCACTCCCAACCAGGTCTTCGTGGCGCTGATGAGCTACCACAACACCCTGCTGGATCAGATCGAGCGTGAACATGCGTAAAACCAGTGTGCTGATCCTGTCCCTGTTGGTACTGGCCGGCTGCGAGCGCCGTGAGGAATACAGCGAACGTCGCGTGGCCATGGAGGTGATCAACGTCACCTTGAGCAGCAAGACCAACAGCACAGTCGACCTGCGTGAGCTGGCCTCCGGCCAGGTGCATCGCCGGCTGCGCTTGAGCTGCAACCGTGACAAGGCCAAGCGCGTGCGCATCGGCAGCCTGTGGGATGTCAGCGAGGTGACCTACCTCTATCCCGAAAGCAGACGCTTCACCACCCAGATCCTCGGCACTCCCGCCATCTGCGATAAGAGTCAATAACCATGGCCACTCACCGTGAAACCTTCCCCAAACTCCCCTGGAAACTGGTGCAGGGCGGAGTGACCACCACCAGCGTGGCCGATGCCCATGGCACCGTGATCGCTCGCACTTTCTGCGACCGCGCCACCAGCCACAAGACCTACAACGAACAGTGGGCACAGGCCGAGAACCTGGCCGACCTGTTCATGCAGGCCCCTGCTTTGCTCGATGCGCTGAAACTCTGCGTCGAGTCGCTGGATCAGCTATTGCCATACCTGGCCAAGACCCCGGCCGATGTTGGTTTACTCAATGAAGCCCTCTGCGCAGCACGTCCGCTGCTCACTCATTTTGAATAAAGGATTACTCCCATGACTCAGTTCCACAACTTCGCCAAAGCCATCCAGCAACGCTTCGAGCAACTGTCGCAGCACGAGCTGTTCGTCACCAACCAGGACAAGGACCGCTTGTACCAGGTCTACCTGGATGCGTTCCCAGCCGGCACCAACCCGATCTTCCGTGAGCGCACCGAGCACGACTGCTCCTGCTGCCGCCAGTTCCTGAAGAACCTGGCCAACGTGGTGGCCATTGTCGATGGCAAGGTCGAAACCCTGTGGGACTTCCACGTCGACTTCGAGTACCCGTATGACGTGGTGGCCAACGAACTGCGCGAGTTCACCCTGGATCACCCGATCAGTTCGCTGTTCCGTACCAAGGAACGCAAGTACGGCGCTGAGTCGAACATCGAGCAGCTCACCGATGGTTCGACCATCGAGTGGAAACACTTCCACGGCACCATCGCCGCCAAGCACTTCCATGCTGAACCCCAGCAGCCAGTCGGCGACTACAACACCAACGTCGCCATGCTGATCCGCCTGGCCACCGAATTGCAGGTCTCGGCCTTCGATGACGTGCTGGGCATGATCGAAGCCAACACCCTGTACAAGGGTCAAGAGTTCGAGCGCAGCGTGCGCAATGCCCGTGCCCTGGTGGTGGCCTACAACGCCGCAGACGACAAGTCGGTGTACGCCTGGGCCAACGCCTCGAACCCGGCCTGCCGCTTCCGCAACAGCGCCATTGGCACTCTGGTGACTGAGCTGAGCGACGGCATGGACCTGGAAACCGCGGTGGGTCGTTACGAGAAGATGGTCGCCCCGACCAACTACAAACGCCCGACTGCCCTGATCACCCCACGCATGATCGAAGACGCGCTCAAGACCGTCGACGAGCTGGGCCTGCGTGATTCGCTGGACCGCCGCTTTGCTGTGCTGAGCGACGTCTCGGTAAACAACGTGATCTGGGTCGACAACAGCGTGGCCAGCAAAATGAAAGACGGCCTGGCCACAGCGCTGCTGGACGCCGCGGTGGTGGACAACGGCTATGACCCGAAAAAGGTCGAGCTGATCACCATCCACGACTTCATGGCGCATGTGGTGCCGAACGTCTCCAGCATCAAGGCGCTGGTGCGCAACGTGCAACAGGGCAACCTGATGTCGCTGACCACCGCAGCCCACCCGGGCGACGACGCGCTGCTGTTCAAGTGGAACAACGACTTCGCCTGGAGCTACAACGGCAACCTGACCGACTCGATCAAAGAGAAGGTCAAGCGCGCCGGCGGCAACACCAGCGATGACGTCAAGCTGCGCATCAGCCTCGGCTGGTTCAACAGCGATGACCTGGACATCCACGTCTACGAGCCAAACGGCACGCACATCTACTTCGGCAACAAGGCCGGCAAGCAGGACGTGGACATGAACGCCGGCTACCACAACAACGCGGTCGACCCGGTGGAGAACGTCAGCTACGTGGCACCGCAAGATGGTGTGTACCGCATCGCGGTGAATCAGTTCAGCCGCCGCAGTTCCAACAACCCGGGCTTTGTCCTGGAGCTGGAATGCAACGGTGCGCTGCAACAGTTCAGCTACGCCAAACCAGTGAAAGACACTGTGGTCTGCGGCACGATCGAGTACCGCAATGGCCAGCTGGTCAACGTCAACTTCACCGGTGATCTGGTCGGCGGCAGCGCCAGCCAGGACGTCTGGGGCTTGAAGACCGAGACCTTCGTCAAGGTCAATAGCCTGATGTTCAGCCCGAATCACTGGGACGGCCAGAGCATCGGCAACAAGCACTGGTTCTTCATGTTGGACGGGGCGCACAACGACCAGCCAACCCGTGGCATCTACAACGAGTACCTGAAAGCCGACCTGGATAAGCACCGCAAGGTGTTTGAAGTCCTGGGTGACAAGACCAAGTGCCCACCGACCGCTGACCAGCTCAGTGGCCTGGGTTTCAGTTCCACCAAGGGCGACAGCCTGATCGTGCAGGTGGCCGGTGCCAAGCTGCGCAAAACCTACCAAATCAATTTCTGAGGTGAACCATGTCTGAAGTGAACATCTACAAAGAAGCATCCCGCCAGGGCCTGCGTTTCCCGTCCATCAAGGGCACCCTGACCACCGAACAACTGTGGGACATGACCCTGACCAGCCGTACCGGTTTCGACCTGGATACGGTGGCCAAGACGGTCAACGCGGCCTTGAAGGAAGAGGCCGAAGAGTCGTTCGTGGAGAAATCCACCAACCCGCGCAAAGTCCAGCTGCAACTGATGCTCGACATCCTCAAGGATGTGATCGAGACCAAGCAGGACTTGGCCAAGGCTGCGGCCAAGCAGAAAGCTAACGCGACCGAGAAGGCCCGCCTGCTCGAAGTGTTGCACGGCAAGAAAGACCAGGAACTTCAGGCGCTCACCCCGGCTGAAATCCAAGCGCGCATCGACGCCATCGATGCTGAGTAACAGCTGATTGACTGGTG